ATTTGAGCTTGCTGCTGAGAGTTTTGCATAGCGGTCTGCTGCTGTTGAGCCATTCGCTTTTTACGACGAACAACGAGCAGCCTTTCCGCTTGGTTGATGTCTTTCAACTGACGGATAGCAATAGCATCCTCTAAGTCGATTTCTTTCTGACCTAAAGCAATCTGGATGTTTTGCTCCAGGTACTGACGCTCGGCCTCTTCCATCTCTTTCACTACGGTAACACCGAAGTTATACATGGCAAGGTTCCTGAACGAAGTAAGGACGCTCATGTTTTCTTTACCGATAGCATTCTCGTACATGCGGTACAAAACAGAATCGGGGTGAATCACCTGTACGCACTTAATGATGTCGTTGCAAACCTTCTTATACAAAATCATAGAAGAGTTTGTGATATCGTAAATAGCGTTGTTGGCGGCAGCCAAAGCTTGCTGTCTCACACCCACCAAAGAATCAGACTTCGGAGTAGATGCATCCATCACCTCGTTAATTCCTGTAGCATCCCTGATCATACGCAAGTAGTGGTTGTAAAGACCAATCAGCTCGTTGATGTTTCTGATGCTATTACCAATCTCTCTAATCGGAGGATTCTGGAAGCCGCCTTCTGGGTTTTTACTTCTGTAATAAAAGACACCCGTCTGCTCGTAGATATCGTGAAGATCTAACGGCTGGAGCTCTCCTCCTTTTCCAAGCTGTACGTTTTCTAAACCCTCAATGTCGATGATGATTCCGTCTGGCTTTGCCTTCGCTACTGCCTGCTGGATCTTAAGGTGGGTAAGCTGAAGCTGATCAGCAAAACCGATGCAGCTATCCACCATAGACTTAGGCATCATGTCCAAGATATTCGTAGCACAAACAGAATACGAAAGGTTGGTGCGAGAGATATCGTGGATATTCTTCGGAATATTTGTTTTCTTCCCGTAGTCAAACACGAAGTCAGTCCCAAGGATGTAGCACCCACCATATACAGAAGCATTCTCAAGCTTCATCACCTCTCTGTTAAACACAGAGTTCTGAGGCGCTTTATATGTTTGACCTTTAGAGTAGAAGCCTACATTTCCGTACTTGCTTTCTTTTGACTCGAAGAACTCACAGTCAACAGAGATAAACTCAAAGTCCAATACCTCAACCATATACTCATCATATCCAAACTTGGAGCTCTTGTTCACTCTGTCGTAAGAAGACTCGTAAAGCTTACCTACATCGTATCCACTTTTCTTTTGTGCTTTCTGAGCAATCTCTTTGTATTGCTCTTCCGTAAACTGATCACCTGCAACCCTCTTGAGTTCCTGTATTGGTATCTGTCTTACGTGTCCAGCATAGACGAGATCGCTAAAGTTTGGATCTTCTGTAAAGCTGTGGACGAAGCTGGTGGGATCAACATAGCTCGTCTTCAGTCCCTGTTGGGGGTCGTTGTCTCTCTTGACTACCGCCATGCCCAACACCGCGAGATCATTAACGCAGCGCCTTAGAATGTTTTCATTGAACTCATTCCAGGTCAAAGTCAAGTTGGTAGCTATCTGAGCTGCAATCTCAGAAGACGACTTGATGTTGTTCCCAATAAATATCTCAGCTTCTTCAAGGGTATCTGGGATAGCATTGGAGTCCATACCAATAATTACCCCAGTCTTTTCCTCGATCTTCTTGATTTGATTTTTCGCAGAGATGAGCATCTCTACTTTTCTCTGGTCCTTATCTTTCTCAGAAGAAGAAATAGGATCAACAGCCTCAAGGTTTGGGTATGGGCTGAGAGAAAGAATCTTGTTTACTACTATCCTAACAAACTTGGGCAGGATGGGGACTGGAGTAAAATCCAAGTTGAGCATACTGCCGTCTCCATTATTCGGGTCGAGAGAAGTAAGAAGCGACCTGTAAATCGTCGTGTCTTGTGTCCCGTTTGCATACCTTCTGTTTTTCTCGAAGGTCTTCTTTCTCGTGCCGTAAATAGAGTTCTGATAATCTATCTTCCCCCACTGCTGGTATATAGCCTTAGCGTATTTTAGGCCATATCCTATACCCTGCTTTTCTTCTACAGGAGCTAACGGGTCTGGGAAGTTAGAAGAATTTTTATTATTACTATACATCTGCAATGTGTGGAGTTATTTTAACTCCTTGCAAATATAGTAAAACTAAGAGTGCCAAGCTTTTGGCTTGTAAGTCCTAAAGAATTTCTTATCCTGAAAGCTTGCTTTTGGTTTTTTCTTCTTTTGCTTTTGAGCGGCAAGCAGTGCCAAACCAGAACTAATCGTCAAGTCAAACTTAGTTCTCTTTTCTATCTTATAGCTTATCCAGTCTTCTAGCGTCCTGTTAAAAATCATATTGCCCATCTCTCCACTTTCTGCTCTTATCCCGACATGATCGTGGATGTAAGCTTCGATAGCCTGAGCATGAGACTGAATGACATCTTGTGAGTTAGAAGGTATACCTTTTGTTCTGACATTAGAAGAAGCATTTGGGTTCTTTAAATGGTTTGGCCTATCCATTAAGTAGCCGTCGTAACCTCTTGATTCAAAGTATCTTGCAATCCCGTACTTGTTGTTTTCTATAAGTAGAGGATACCCGTAAAAGAACGCGCACATTAATACGTCTTCGTAGAAGATGCTAGCCAGATCTGGGCGAGAAGCATACTCTACAACAAACATGTTTGGCGGAACATCCATGTTGAATTTATTGTACATGTGCAGCGCACCCTTCGATCCTCTACCGTCTACAGTAGCATCGAGATCGTAAGAGTCAACTCCGCCTACACCTATGTGACCGTTCGGCGGAACCCGTTTCCCTCGTTCGTCAGCCTTGTTGTTTCTGAGGTGGTCAGGTGGCAGCCAAGCTACATGAAACCTACCGTTCGGGTCTGGTGAGAAAACTACCTCCTCGTCTTTTGTCCTCCACACGAAGTTCCCTTTAACTATTGGGTTAGGGTACAAGGAGTCGTTGTGCTCTATCTGCTGGTAGATCTTACCAATATTAAACAGGCTGCCTTCTATGCTGTCCCTAAACGCTTCGTCTTCGGTAAATGGGAACTGCCTAATAATTTCATTGAGCTCAGATGGGTCATCCTTAAAGGACTCTCGCTCGTTTTTTAAATAGGACTTACTACCCTGATCTATAACCTCCCCGTCTATACCTATGATATCCCCTCGAAACCTTATACGCCTAGTGGTCCCAGGTATGTGATTTGGAGGGTTGTCTATGACTGCATTGCCATACTTATCAAAAAAACCTTCTAGCGCTTCGTATGCGGGGATGAAGATTCTGTACAGTCCAGATCTTGTTCGACCGTTATTATTTCTTTCGTTGGGATCTGAATCTTGCCACAGCCCCCTGTATTCCTCCCCTCCTTTGTTCATGGGGTTTACAGTGCTGCCCACGAGAGCCTTGCCGACTATGCGCTTACCAACGATCAAGCAGGTTCGCTCAATCCTCCACGCCTCACGTATGTCTGTAGGCTTCTCCCACTTGCCTGCCTCATCGAGATACAGCATGTGTAGCTTCTCTCCGTCGTATGCGTTGTTCGTGGTATTCTTCCAGTTGATTACAGTGTTGAGTGCGTCGCCTCTGTAAGATGTCTTATTGTTTTTCGTGATTCGCTTCGAAGGCTCACGGAAGGCTAGCTCCATACGCGGGTTCGTGGTACCGTCCTGGATAGGCTTGAAGAAGAATGGGTAGCCGCGAAAGATCGCAACCACCTTCTTCATGAAGATGTTTTCCTGAGCGTCTTTACCAGTCTTCGACTGAATGCCCAAAAGCTTCTCTTTAACTTGGCTAGCTTCATCAACAAGTACAGAAGAGCATATATTGGTGTAACCAGAGCGACGACACTTAGTATAAAGCTGACCGAAACAGCGAGGATCAACCTCGCAAGCAGCCATGTGAAGAAAGATGTCTCTTTGGAAAGCAAGGTATGATGGGTATCCGATATCGATTTTAGACCACTGTAGAAACATATAGTGTCTCCCTGTAATATACGTAGGTTCCCCATTGTTGTAAAACCAAACGCCGTCCCTCCTGCGTTGAAACTCTTTCTCGATGTATACACGAAACCTTGATCGAAACTCGGCAGGTTTCTCGAACCACTCATCCATACTTCGAATCCTCTGCAACTCTTCGGGCATAGGTAGGCGCTCCCACAGCTGCAACTCCTTTGGTTGGTCATGGAAGAGTATCTCAGATCGCTTCGGTTTTTTTGGAAGGACAATAAGTAACCCACTCGATTCGACGTGAGCTCCCTCTGTACCGTTAGGGTCGATCTTAATCCCTTTAGTCTCATATCCCTCTATATCTATAAGTACAGACATTTAATTTAATTCGTACACCCGACAGGACTCGAACCTGTGACCGTCTGCTTAGAAGGCAGATGCTCTATCCAGCTGAGCTACGGGTGCATATATTTATCTTTAAGTAACCAGCCGTATTGTCTTGATTATCAAAGTCATAGTCGTCCCAGTATATCAAACCGCTAGGACTATTTTGAGAATTTTTCTGCGAATCCACCTGAGTAGTCTTTTTCTTTTTCGATTGATCCATTGTCTTGTAGCTCTTTAACCATTTGTTCTAAACGCTGACGCTCTATCAGCAACTCTTTACAGTCAATAGCTGTTTGTTTAATGGATTGTAATTCTGCTTTTCTTGCAGACCCGCCAGCCTCTGGGTCCACAGGTTTCTTCACTTCTTCAATCATATTATTGATAGCAACCTCCATGCTTGCCATCAACCTCTTAGATGCGTTTATCGTAGTGAACTTAGACATCTTCTTGGATATCGTAAACGTACACGGGTGTTTTCTCTCCTACGTATGAGCCAGCTATGTTATATTCAAAATGCTCAACAGCGTCTTCGTAGCTCATATCCTCCATAAGGATGTCAACAATTTTCTTTACGCTATAAACGGCTCTGGGCTGAACCCCATAAACGATTCCTATAACGGCTTCGTTGAACCCATCAGCGATCAAACACTCCTCTTCCTCCAGGAGCTCCCAGGTTTCTTCTTTACTCCACATATCAAAGCTCTTTGTACATTAAGTCTTCGACACGAGTGCGGTAGTACTCCTTGCCGTCTATCTTGATGCGATAGTCCATGTTCTTTTTGAACCCAACTACATCGCCGACCTCAAGACCTATTTCTTCAACCCCAGGAGACGTAAATGCGACTCTACCTCTTGTTGTTGGTTTCTGCTTAAGCTTGACAACTTCGATAATCTCCGATTCTTGAACTTCCTCTTCTTCGACGGGTTCAAGAAGGCTCCAGCCCGCAAGAGGAACGATAGCGTCAGAACCGCTAGCTTTAAAAGCAATAGCTTGATTACTGACAGCGTTGTCTTCAGAATACCTG